GAAAGGTGTTCCTGTACCCGTAAGTACGGTTGCCTTTGTGCCAAAACTTATTGTTGTACCAGAAACAGTCGCTGCGATGACTTCCATATTAGAAGACGTATTATCCACAAACGACATAGCAAACTTGTCTGTGTCGAGTTTTACAATGCCGTTTGGTGAGCTTGAGTTTGTCGTCGCAGATGCTGCGCTACCGACAGTGACAACTGTACCAGAAACAGTACATACAGAAGCGTGCTGCGTATTACTACGTCCCCATGTAGCAACAAACTTATCCGTACCCAAAGCAACAACATTCGGAGTATAACAAATCGCAGTATTATCAAGTGTATATACAGAGCCAGCCGTCGCAGTACCATTGTTTGTGAGTTCAACAATAAGCACTTTGCATTTACTAGAATCTGCGCTGTCTATGTACACAACAGCAACCTTATCGGTAGCAATCTCTACAATACGACGTGCGCCTGTCGAAGCGTTCAACGTGGTACTATTCGCGAACATATCATCCAAAAAAAGTCCAACACGGGAAACGTTCTTGTACTCATTGTAGAAGTTACCAAGAATCTTTTTCTTTGTTGCAGTAGTAGCGTACGAGTTATCGTCAATCGTGAAAATACCCTGCGCAGCAGTCATGTTGGTATTGATTAAAGTCTGCTCTGTTGTCGCGTAGTTAATGGGATACAAGAGCCCGTGTGTTCCACTGGTCCCATCAGACCATGTATCAAGGTCAACACACTTATTATCGGTGAGCACTGCGTATGGTGTGTATTTCCCTGTACTAAGACCAATAGGACTTTTAAATGGTGTTGCGTTGATAGTCAGCATATTTATGCGCGTGTTATAGATTGAAGTTGTCCTTCCCTGTTTCTTACGATCGTGTAGACAACAGCAGGACTATCATTTGTCGTGACCGTCTCTACTTCGCCATATTGGTCGTATGTCAACGTATATGTACGTGTCGGTGTTGTAATCGTTGTAGCGTACCCATCTGTGTATGTGATGCTGGTTACTGCACGTGTAAGGTCCTGTAAGAAATCATCGATCTCGTCGATCTGTTCTTTATCGAAAGACAAGTACATGACGTACTGCACGCCGATCGTCGTATGGTTATTCACGACGGGATCAACGGTTAGCGTGTCCGTCGACTTCGCCGTGACGGTAACATCTTCGCAATCTGGATCGTCCGTTGGATCTGGATAGGTGGACGCATCATATAAAACAAGCCGGTACTCGCCTTCCGTTGCAGGATCGGGGAGTAACGCGCCTTGTCCGGACGTGAGCGTAATAGAAACCGCTCCGGCACTGATTGTACCAGAGACAAGCACCTTCGTGCGGTTCCGTGTTGGAGGTAATATACGAGCCATAGGTTAGTCGAGGTCAAGTTTCCAATATACATGCAGCTTCATCCCACTAGAAACGTTGATAACGCCAGCAGGAAACAACACACGAGCAAGCATCGTAGGACCAGATGCAGCATTAAACACACCCACCTCATTGACTGCAAACGTCGAGGAGAACGTCCATTCATAATCAAGTTGTAATGTGTCATTCGTGGTATCTGTCGTCGTGAGTGCAGCCGTTGCTACCGCACGAGCACCGCCACCTGTCGTGATTTCTGCACCAAGCGCAATATCGCCAATCGTTGCAGCCGTGTTGTCTGTACCAATCGCGAGATACTTCCAATCCCCTACAACAGAAACACCGCCGATCTTTGCAGCAAGCGCCGCACGTCCTGCGGTCGTCACAAGGTTACTCAAAGAGAGTGTGGTACTCATCGCGCCAAAGACAGGCAACTGCGGGAGTTTCCCTGTTGCCTTAAAGAACGCGAGTCCAAACGCGTTCGGCTGGAACACGGGAACAATATTCCCATCTGCGTCTTTCAACACAGCGCGGACATTGTTCTTGATTTTAAGTCGTGAACGGAGAAGCATACGAAAAGAAAGTTAGTATTGAGAACCATCATCATACGGGAACCGTGGCGTAATAGAACGTTCAAGATTCTGTCCACCGATACTATCAAGCATCTTCTGGACATGAAACTCAAAGTTCTGTTCTGCCTGCGTCAGAGGAAGCGGACGGTCACGATCCTCCTTGTACATAATCGACACACGCATCGCGAGGACACGGTGCATCAAGCGTGGGATACCAACACCATCCGCAGCAGGCGCGATAGACATATCAAACGACTGCGCAAGCGTTGTCGCAGAAATATCGTTCGGGTACTTCTTCGCCCAAAACTGGATACCATCCGTCGCGTCCGGGATAGCGCTTCCCGTGAGAATATACAACCCTTCACGACGGAGCCAGAACTTCGGGCGGCTATCACTGTACTGCGCACGGATTGTTGCTTCATCCGCAGGGAGACCCGTCATCGACAACCGATCTTCTTCACACCATTTATACCCATCCCATGTTTCAAACTTGATCGCGAGTTTTTCCATCCGGTTCATCATATCGTCCGGGAACGTGTAGAGCCGTTGATCAGCGACCAGATCATGGTAATACTCCATCGTAAAAAATCCCTCGTTGACGGATTCAACACGTGGGACAAGTTCTTCTAGTGCAGCGTTGGTATACGCAACCATACGTGCATCCGGGAACGTTGCAGAGTCTTGATTCGTGGTGGTGCGGACAAGTGCCGCGAACTGTATACCGTTCATCAAAAGAAGTTGCGCCCCATACTATGTATATTGTACGGGGTGTGTAGAACGCACGCAACAAAAAAAATACCCGCCCTTTCGAGCGAGTATTCTTCCGTTGTGATCAGTCTTGTCTTTACGCAGCAGCGAGAGACAGAGAAGGATTGAAAGGGTATGGCGTGTTCACGTACACAGCGTTTGGGACAACAGTAGCGTCGTCCAAAGCCGTCGTACCTCCCACGAAGTTACCAGTACCGGTAGGATTGACGATAATAAATCCAATCACTGCACGGTCAGCAGGAACCACAGGGAACACAATATCACCAAGTGCAGCACCTTCTGTACCCATCTGCGTGTACAGCGTACCAGCAGAGTCCACAGAGAAGACATACACATTGAAGAGGTCAGCGGTGATAGTACCAGCAAGTGCAGCCATATCCGTATTCGCGGAGATAGAGACCAGCGTACCGTTCACAAACGCGCGGCATGCCGTAGCAGCCTTCACCAGCGCAGATCCACCAGCCTTGATCGCGAGACCGCCAGTAGAAAGAAGCGTGTGATTTGCAGATTTTGCAAGCTCGATCAGAGACTTGCGGGACTCAATATGTCCGTCAGAATAATTACTCATACAGTTGTTCTAGTTAGAAAGAATAAGACACCTGCGGCTTCGACACATTCATAGGAATATGCTTACGAGGGATCTTGCTGTTGATATACGGCTTGAGTTGCTGAGCAATCAAGTACGATACCGCGACAGGAACGCCTTTGGGGACGTGTGCAGTGATACCATTGATTGCGACAAACTCCATAGGGTACAAGACTTCTCCTGTACGCTGATCAACTTTGTCGAATCCTTCGCCCATATCCAGCGGGATCGTCACGACTTCTTTCTGTCCGTGCAAGAGTTCGTGTCTAATCCAAAGATCAGACCGACCAGACTTGCGGAGTTCTTCCAGCTCTTCGAAAGAGATCTTTTCGCCAGCTTGGACGCGCTGGGCTGGGGTGAGTGCAGCACTACGACTAGCACGAGCGGGAGTAGCGGGTGCGTCCTCCTTTGTGAAATCAACGGGCTGTACCTGCATTTTGGTGGTTTTCATAAACAATATTCTTAGAAAATTTAAGCGGAGACTGCGTGCTCAATACGTACAAGGTACGCGTTGTTCAGAATCATCGCAACAAAGGTCGTCGTCCATCCCATCGTAGAGATACGGTTGAGAGGATCAGACGCACCAGCAGAACCAAAAGGGTGGTAGATCGTCTTGAGATCTTCACCAGTCACCATCGTTCGACCGACAGCATCCTGTGCAAAAATCAACGTCGTGTAGACGTCAATACCAGAATCTCCTTGACCCGTCTTGATCTTTGCATTGGTTGTCTCAATGAAACGTACTTCATCAAGCTTACCAACCTCTCCGGGCATTGTCTGCGTGGAGTGTGCGTACTGCTCAATATCCGTCCATCCCGTGAGTCCCTTGAGCGTATACGTCGTGTTTGGGTGGCAAATACCAACAAAACAAGGACGGATATTCTTCACATCCTGCGCATCGTCCGTATATCCGAAAGAGGTAATCGTGCGTGCGTCGTTGTTCTTGAGAAGACGTACAGACTTCTTGATCGCAGTCGTATCAATAAGGTCCGCCGTATCCACGTTACTCGTCAGTGTTGCGTTACCACCGTAGTATACATTCGTACCAGCGTTGTATGCGTCACGCATCAGAACATCCAGCGTATCATTGGCGTTGTATCCAAGAATCTGCATCCATTCAGCAGGCTCGGAAGATACCACAGACCAGTCAAGCGTGGAGGAAACCTCAACGTAATTACCATACTCCTGTACCTGTGCGGTGACATCAGCGATGGTGAACTGTACAGATCCGGGGTTCTGTCCTTCTACCAAAGGCGTGGTTGCCGTGGAGAGGTTAGAGTACCGGCGGAACTTGATGGTATTCGTAGACCCGTTGCGAGGCAAAGGGCGCTTCTGCGCAAACATACCATGAAGAAGCTCAGAGGTAGCACGATGCAGCAAAAGCTGATCGTAATAGTTGTTCACCGCGTTGGTGATATTTGATGTACTGTTCATACACAAAAGAGAGAAAAAGGCTAGAGTTGCCCACTAATCACTTTCTGCGTGTAGAGATCAAAATCGGCTTTCGGCATAGACTTATAATCTACTGCTTGGTCCCGCATGTTCTCTCGTGCAGATGCACCAGTACCAGTTGCGTGAGCAGTGACCGCTTGGTTATTCTGTGACGAATCCAAGAGTTTATCTGCTGCAACAACCTTTGCGAGTTCGGCGGGGGTGAGTGACGCGTATCGTGGTTCTTTTGCTGCGGCAAGGATCTCGTCCTTATACGCAGAAAATGGTCCACTATCGCGAAGAAATATTTCTGTGCGCAGTACCCGGTTCTCTTGTTCTTTTTCAAAAACAAGTTCTTCGACGTCGTCCGGTCCTGCAAAAAGTTCTCCCCGTTCAATCTT